TCTTCGTAGGTGTAGTAGCCGAGCCTTTCTTTTTCGAGGATCTCGTACTGCCTGAGCGCTTTTTCGAGCCGCTGGGCAAGCTTGCGTTTAATTGAAGCAAGTGACTTACGTTTTCGTTCGACATCTATACGCTTTTTCAACCCCATGTGTGAGATATACCTGCCTGACTGTGTTGATAGCCAAGCACTGACTTCCCTGTAACTATACTGCTTTAGATGCTTCTTTGCAAGTACTAAAAGCTCTAATTCTTTAGTTATAGGTTTTAGCCAGTCCTCATCATCTGGGTCTATCTCGTAACCAAACGGAACTTGAGGCGATAATCGTGGGATTCTCTCCCATCTTTTTACTTTAAAGTCAGGCTTAGGCAACATCCAGTAGCCTATGCTCTCACGTTCTTTTGTCTTAGTCAGTCGTTGCATCTTGCTCTTTAGGCGGTAGAATGAATAGACCACCTGAGGCTTTCACTTCTACTCGCTCTGTCTTTACAATACCTGCACGATCAAGTACTTCTTTGGCAGCAGCCATCTTCTCTTTTACGCCAAGCTCTGTAGGATCTACAAGAGCCTGACCAAAAGCTACAGCTGCCTTAGGACCAATACGTGCCATGTACGTCTTAGTACCATCAAAGATCTCATCCTTAAGAGAATCAATGATAAGTCTTGTAGGCGTGTTATCACTGTAGCCAGCAAGTTTCTTAGCTTTCACTACGTCACCGCCAGCCTCATCGAAGAGTACCTCTAAGAACTTAACTTGATTCTCTGTAAGTTGTCGTGCCATTACACTACTTTCTCATGTTTGACTATCTGTACCGTAGAACCGTTGTTTGATTTCACCACGGGTAATACCGATGTCTTTTAGTTGTTTGTCACTCATGTTGTTAAGTAACCAGAAGTCAGCTCTCATCTGCTGTGCTTTTGCAAGTGAAGTACCAATAGAGGCAAGGAACTTAGTTACTGCTTTAAAGGTACGTTTGATAGAGGTAGTTACTGCGATTTTAAGTTGGCTTGGGTAGTCGTATGTTAAGTACATTAGTGTAGTCTCCTGTGTTATGCCTTTATTGGCAACTACAGTTATACTACATTATGGTTCTATTTAGAACTGCTATGTTGGAATACCCGCTAACCAACAGGAACAAAGGTCTCTGTTACAGTAAGAATGGTGTCAATATGCCCAGCGCTTACTGGGGTTACTTGTATCTTGTCACCAGGTTGAAGTACTAAGTCAATATCAATGAAAGTAGTGTTATCGCCTGCTCCTAGACTTTTACCAGCTAAGAAGTGTGAAGTGTAGTTATCTGCAGCTACGTACCACTCAACGTCTATAGAGTTAGTACTACCTCCACCGTTTACTACATGTACAAAGGTAAGCTCCGCTACACAGTTAGCTGGACACGTATATACATCCTCTGTAGTAGTGCCACTATTGTGACCATACACAGAACGCATACGTGAGGCTTTACCTTGGTTGAATAAACTCATTTCTTTTTAGTAGCCTTCTTAACTGTTTTAACTACCCAAGCCTCATTCACATCAGGAGTATCGGGGTTGTCAGCAATGAAATGTCCATTCTCATCACGTGCTCGTACAATTTCAAGATCTTCATCTTTAGCCTCTACTTTTTTAGCAGCCTTCTTAGGTTTAACCTTCTTAGCTAGTTTAGCCAGTAAGGGTGCTTCATCCTGCTCAATACAGATAGCTGTGACGTTAGCGTCTTTACTTTGTACGTTACCGTAGTTATCTTCACCTGCAGACTGGTTACCCATAGAGTCCCACACGTAGCCGTGCTCATCTACACGATAACCTGCAGCCTCAAGAGCTTCCTGGTATTTGTGATAATACTTCATTAGCTAGTCTTCTTCATAGGACGTGCGGGTTTCATATCTGCACCACAGGCTAAGCCACCCTCTGCATATCCCATCTTCTTCTTAGACATACCACCCTTCATGTAGCCCATCTTCTTAGCTACTTCAGGTGCTTCTTTCTTAAGTGCTTTCATGCCTTTGTTCATCATAGTCTTATTCCTCTTCCATCATAATTGAATCTTTACAGTCCCAACCTTGGCAGGACTTCTCTTGGCTACATACAAACTCAAACTTAGTACACGCACCTAAGCCTGACTCAATGTTTAACGACTTCAAAGTACGAGCACGGTTGTCAAAGTAATCACAGTTACTACAAGTCTTAAGTGCAGCAATATCTGCGTCTTTATTCCACGCCTTGCCTAGTTCCTCTGCAGAAGCACCATACATCCAGTAGGTCTCTGCACGGTCACGGTTCTTAGGGTCTACCTCTGGTGGCTCCCCTAGCATTAAACTCATACCCATCATCATAGTATCACTTCCTGTACTTGGCTGTCTTCTTAGCTATCTTCTTTGGCTGAGCTACAAATTGTTTACCTGCCTTAGTACCTTTACGCTTGGCAGCACTTGTAGCTTTATACTCAGCAGGAGTTAAGGCATCTCTAGCTTTCTTAGGGAGGTAACGCTCACCTGTAGCTTTCTTACCTTGAGTAGAGGGCTTACCTGACTTAGTACCCCACTTCTCATCGCCCCACTTCTTAAGTGATTTCTGTGGTGCTTTCATTACGACTTATAGCCTCCACCCTTAGCTTTGTATTGCTTAGCTACCATCTGAGCCTTACGTGCTGACCACTGTCCAGGCTTACCGCCCTTACTACCAGCCTTTACTTTAGCTACGAGGTTCTTACGCATGGTAGGCTTAGTATAGTTACCTGCAGCATTAACTGTTGATTTAGACTTAGCCATTAGGCTTCCTCTCCCATCTTAACGCATGAGCCTTTAGTGTAAGAACCCATACTAATGTAATAGTTAGACACCTCAGCAACCTCTTCTCTGCACTTACTTTCGTAGTTGTACATGCGCTGGGCGTTAACGAACACCTCACACGAAGAAACACTAGGGTTATTA